GGCGATCACCTTCACGCCGTCCACGATCTGGGCGTCTCGCTCGTTGCGTTCCTCGCACGCCTGGCGCAGCACCGCGACGTAGGCGCGTGCCGCCTCGGTGCGATCGGCGTCGCGCTGGTTCTCGTTGGTGACGTAGGCGCCGAGCCCCGCTGCGAACCCGCCGCAGATGATGATGACGAGGATGGCTAGGACGTGGCGTTCGACCCAGTCGTTCATCGCAGCACCGTCCACGCGATCACGGCGAGCTCGACGACGGCGACGAGCATGGCCGTGCTGCCCATGGCGGAAAGGTCGCAAATGCCGTTCATTTCCTTCGGCGGCGCGGCGATCATCGTCAATCCGGTGCGCAAATGGGTCTTCAAGATTCCGCACACCGACCGCATGGCCGCTGACAAGAATCTTCAGGACATGAAGGCGCGCGGCATCCCGAGCCCGAACCGGGCCGATGCGCTGGCGCTGTCGTTCGCCTACCCGGTGAAGGCGCGGACGCTGCCGGGTGGTGGTATGCGGGCATCGCATGCAGTCATGGATTAGGCGGGATTCCGCACGCCGCAGGCGCCACCCTGCGCGCCATGAGCGGAATCTTCTCCAAGCCCAAGATGCCGGCGATGCCGGCGCCCATCCCGGTCCCGACGACTGACGACGCGCGCCAGGCCGAAGAAGACGTGATGCGCCTCCGTCGCCGTCGCGGGCTGGCGTCCACATTCTTGGCTGGCCGGACCATGCGCGCCGGGTCTGCGTCGGCGTCACTGCTGGGCCAGGGCGGCGGCGAAACCACCGGCCAGGCGCGGGCTCTGCCGTCCAAAGTCGCCGCGCTCAACCCATGAGTGACGAGCGCGCGCGCCAACTGGTGCGAATGGCGGGCAGCCTCAAGACCGAGCGCAGCACCTTCGAGACGCACTGGCAGGACATCGCGGACGTGATGCGCCCGCAGGCCTATCCGTTCACCGCGGACGGCGGGCAGTCGGTGCAGCCGGGCACCAAGCGCACGAACAAGATGTTCGACTCTGTGCCGCCTCTTGCGCTGGAGAAGCATGCGGCGGTCTTGGAGGCGCTGCTCTCCCCGCGTAATCAGGTGTGGTCAAAGCTGGCCGTGTCCGACGAGTCGATGCAGGAAGACATCGAGGTCCAGCGGTATCTCGACGCGGTGAACAAGCTCCTGTTTCGCGTGCGCTACCGGCCGGCGTCGAATCTCGCCAGCCAGCTTGCCGAGTCATACCTCAACCTCGGGGCGTTCGGTACGCAGGCGCTCTACATCTCCGACGACATGGGGCGCGGCATCAGCTACAAGTCATGCGGGCTGCACAACCTGCTGATTGCAGAGGATCACCAAGGGCGGGTTGATCGGGTGTTTCGGTTCTACGAGTTCACGGCCGACCAGGCTGCAGAGGCGTTCGGGCTGGACAAGCTGTCACCGCAGATTCGCGCGGCCTACGAGAGCAAGAGCACCAAGAAACACAAGTTCATGCAGGCCGTTGTGCCGCGCGCTTTCGTGGAAGACATCCGGCGCGACTATCTTGGCATGCCGTATGCGAGCCTGGACATCGACATGGCCGACAACAGCGTGATTTCTGAGGCCGGCTATCGCGTGATGCCCTACTGCGTCAGCCGCTACACCAAGAGCACCGAGGAAGTCTATGGGCGCTCCCCGGCCATGCTGGTGCTGGCCGACGTGAACATGCTGAACCGCATGAACAAGGCCACCGTGCGCGGCGCGGAGAAGGCCGTCGATCCGCCGCTGCTGACGATGGACGACAGCCTGGCGCCGTTCAACCTGACGCCGGGTGCCATGAACTACGGCACGCTTGACTCGCAGGGCAACCCGACCGTGCAGGCGTTCCAGAACCAGAGCCGCGTGGACATCGGCCTGGAGATGATGGACCAGAAACGGGCGCTCGTGCGCGAAGCGTTCCTGCTGGACGTGTTCCAGATCCTGAAGGAGTCGCCGGTGATGACGGCAACGCAGGTGCTGGAGATGGCGAAGGAGAAGGCTGCGCTACTGTCTCCGATCATGGGGCGGCAGCAGTCGGAACTGTTCGGCCCGATGACAGCGCGGGAACTGGACATCCTGAGCGCGGCGGGAATGCTGCCGCCGATGCCCGATGCGCTGATCGAGGCCGGCGGTGAGGTGGTCATCGAGTACCAATCGCCGCTTGCGCTTGCGCAGCGGTCGGAGACTGGCGCGAGCATCCTGCGCACATGGGAGGCTGTCGCGCCGCTGGCGCAGACGCCCGAAGGCCAGGAAGCCATGCGCGTCTTCAACATCGCAGAAAGCATGCTCGAACTGGCGCGCATCAACGGCTACCCGGCCAAGGCGCTGCGCAGCAAGGAAGAGATCGCCGCGCTCGATGAGCAGGCGCAGAACGCCGCCCAGACGCAGCAACTTCTGGAAGCCGCGCCCGTGGTCACGCAGTCACTCGAAAGCCTAGCGAAAGCGCAAGCACTGGGCGGCCTGCAGTGACCTCGGAACGCTGGCGCGCACGGCTGCGGCTGCTGCGTATGTCCGACGCCTACAAGGCGTGCTTCTGCAACAAGGACGGCACGCTTACAGAGGCTGGTGAGCGTGTGTTGCGCGACTTGGGCAAGTTCTGCCACCTGAACACCAGCACGCTGAAGCTATCCCCGGTCACGCGGAGCGTTGACACGCACGCGATGGCCGCCGCGGAAGGGCGCCGCGACGTTGCGCGCCGAGTGTGGGCCTACATTGAGTTGAGGCCCGAAGACCACCCAAGCCTGAAGGAACCCGACGATGAGTGACCCCAACGCAGTGCCGGCCGATCCCGCGCCGGCAGATCCCGCAGCCACGCCGCCGGCAGCGCCGACCGACTGGACCGCCGGGTTCGATGCCGCCACCCGCAGCTACGTCCAGGCGCAGGGCTTCAAGGCGCCCGCCGACCTGATGGCGACGCTGCAGAGCTACAAACCGCCTGAGTCGCCAGACAAGTACGAGATTCCCGTACCCGAGGGCGCTGACGGCGAGTTTGCAAAGCAAGTCGCGCCGATCTTCCACAAGGCTGGCTTGTCTCCCACGCAGGCGAAGGCGCTGGCCGAGGGGTGGAATGAACTGCAAACGCAGCAGGCGCAAGCCGCAGCGCAGGCCGAGGAAGCGTCGGCGCGCGAGGCGTCGGCACTGGCGCAACGGCAGCAGTCCGAACTGAAGCGCGAATGGGGCGCGACGTATGACGCGCAAGTGGAACAGGCAAAACGCGCCATTCGCGCCGGCATGGTGGCGGCGGGCCTGAACGACGACGCGACGGCAAGTCTGATTGACACGCTGGAAAAGGCGCACGGCTTCGCGGCGGTGCACAAGTTCTTTGCAGCGCTCGGCGCTCCCATGAAAGAGGCCACGGCGCACGGCATGGGACAGCCGCCGGCAATGTCGGCTAAGTCGTTCTACGACAAGTCGAACATGAACCCATAGCGCGCGAAAGGCGGGAATCCGCCACAGCACCCCGGAAGTATGCAGGCCATCGCAACCCGATGGCCTTCGCACTTCAAGGGCGCACCAAATGGCAGCACTGACCGTAACGCATCCGACCCTGCTGGACTTCAAGAACTCGCTGGGGCCGGACAACCGGGTCGGCGATGTGATCGAAATCCTGTCGCAGGACAACGAAATCCTCGATGACATGGTTTGGCAGGAGGGCAACCTCCCGACCGGCCATGTGTCGAACATCCGCACCGGCCTTCCGCCGCCCACCTGGCGCAAGCTGTACGGCGGCGTGCAGCCGGCGAAGTCCACGATCCGCAAGGTCACCGACTCGTGCGGCATGCTGGAAGCCTACGCCGAAGTGGACAAGGCACTGGCCGACCTGAACGGCAACTCGGCCGCGTTCCGCCTGAGCGAGGACCGCGCTCACATCCAGGGCATTTCGCAAGAACTGGCCGCCTCGCTGTTCTACGCGAACGAAGCGACGGCTCCCGAGGAGATCACCGGCTTCGCGCCGCGCTTCAATGACCAGAGCGCGCTCAACGGCGAGAACATCCTGACCGACGCGGCCACGCCGGACGGCACGGACAACGCCTCGATCTGGCTGGTGTGTTGGGGTCCGCAGTCGTGTTTCGGAATCTACCCCAAGGGTTCGAGCGCCGGCCTGCAGATGAGCGACAAAGGCCAGGTGACCATCGAGAGCATCGACGGCGCAGGCGGTCGCATGGAAGCCTACCGCACGCACTACCGCTGGGACTCGGGCCTGGTGGTGCGCGATTGGCGCTACGTGGTGCGCATTCAGGTCGACCAAGAGAACCTGGTGAAGGACGCGGCCACCGGCCCGGACCTGATCGACATGATGACGCAGGCGCTCGAACTGCCGCCCTCGGGCTTCATGTCCAGCACCCGCCCGGCGTTCTACATGAACCGCACGCTGCGTTCGTGGCTGCGCCGGCAGATGGTCAACAAGGTCAAGAACTCGACGCTTTCGATGGATGCAGTCGCCGGCAA